GGACACCTATGGTTTCTACTCGGGTATAGCATCCGGAACTAATCGATTCGGCGTCTACATGGCGGGAACTGCAGTAAATTACTTCGGCGGCCTAGTTAGAATTGGAAGCTCAAGTACTGGAGACCAGCAGCTCAACGTGAATGGGGCGGTGCGGGTTGGGGGAGCCATCACAAGCGCAAATCAGACATCTGCTGGCACGATGGATTTCAATACTGCAAGCGGTCAGATGCGTTTTTTGTCATGGGGAGCGAGCGGAACCCAAGGTATTTTTACTTGGTGGACAGGCGCTGGCGCAGGGGGCACGACCCAGCGCATGACCTTGAATGGTTCCAACAATCTTGGACTTGCAACGTCTACGTTTGGGACTAGTGCAACCAATACCTTTTCTGTTTTTACTGGAACAGCCCCCACGACCGGCGTGGCCGACACGGTTCAATTTTACAGTTCAGACTTGTCAGCGGGGAATACAATTCCGAGCTTTTACACAGAAGGAACTAACGTCGGAACGGGAACTCCGGCGGCGGATAGAACCATCGCGGTTCGTTTCAATGGAACTATTTACTATCTCTTAGCGAGCACAATCCCATGATAAAACTAGAACTGACGGTTGAGGAAGTGAATGCAATCCTTCAGACCTTGGGCAACCTCCCGACATCTTCGGGGGCTTGGCCTTTGGTGCTGAAAATCAAAGACCAAGCAGAGGCCCAGGTTAAGGCAAATGATTAACTACACTTGGAAAGTAACGAAGTTCGAGGTCATCGATGAAGGCCCGCTTTCAGATGTCGCGGTCATCAGCTATTTCGAGTGCCTCGGAGAAGAAGGGGGTCTTAAAGGCTCTGCTGGAAGCGATGTTCGTTTGCTTCCTCCTGACCCCGGCAATTTTATTCCTCTGGCTGACGTTACTGCTGACGAAGCCGTTAACTGGACCTTGGCCGCCCTCGGGGAAAGGGCTGAGGTCTACGAAGAAATGGTGAAAGACCAGATTGAGGGGCAAAAGCTGCCGGTTCCGAGAGCCGTAGAACTGCCCTGGATGAATGGCTAGCGCATTTCAGCAAAATGCTTTTCAGGACTCCGCTTTCCAGATTAGCGGGGTTCCTGTTGTTGTCCCGAAAGGCGGGGCATCAGGGAAGAAATCGAAATATCCGAAACGGGTTTCGGTTAATGGCCGAGTCTTTGTCGTTCGGTCAAGGGCAGAAGAAATCGAGTTGCTCCGGCAGCTCCAGCAAGAAGCAGACGACCAAGCCGCCATCGCTAAGGGCCTTGGAGACGAGGTTCTAGCCAAGCGGATTAAAAAAGCCGCTGTCAAAATTGAAACAAGGGTGCAGGCTCAAGAGAGCCGACTTGCACGCCTGCTGCGAGATGACGAAGAAATCCTCCTACTGCTGAGTGCTTAAATCATGGCAGACACTCTAAGAAACATCGGAAGGGGCCTAGCGCGCGGGATGACCGCTGACGTTCTAGGAACTCCAGTAGATACGCTCAACCAAGTTAGAGCGGGCCTACTAGGCCCTGCGACCGCTGGCAATCCGTATGCCACGGCGATTCGGGGCCTTCTTGGTTCTGAGCAGCAAATTGGTACTGGGGATTGGTTCGCGCAGCAGATGGGGCTTCCGCAAGGCCAAGGCGTTGCATACGAGGCAGCAAGAATGCTAGCCCCAAGCCCGACGGAAATTCTGTCCGCAGTAAGGCGAGCGCCTTCTATTCAAAAAATCGCAAATGATGACGTCAAAGATATTCTAGAAAAAGAAGGATATCTTCGTTTATACCACGGGGGGCACGACCCAGGGTTTGAGCAAGTCCCAAAGGGCGGGACATTTGATGGTTTTTTTGCATCTGTCGAGAGAGTGCAAGGGCATGGGTCCGGTCACAATTATTTTGCGGATATTCCGGAGCATAAAATTTTAACGAATTACGATTTGAACTATGAATTACCGTACAAAAAAGTCTTAGATGTATTCAGCAAAATAACAAAAATAAAGGAAAATGATCCAGAGTTTGAATCGGCATGGAAAGCAATCATTGAAGAAACGAGCGACGCCGATGAGTTGGCTTTGTCTGCGGGATTGGCTGATGACTACATAGAAGCCAGCTTTGTTGCTCAAAAAATGCGAGGCCAAATTGCAAGACAATTAGGCTATGACGCAGTAGAAATGCAAGACGAGCATGGGACAAGTTACCTTATTTCTCCAGGTGTTTCGTTAAAATACATCGGAGAAGCAGAAAAATAAAAAAGATGACGAAGAAATCCTCCTACTGCTGAGTGCTTAAATGGCCGGACTCCTCGACAAAGACACGCTGCCCTGCAACAAACCAAAGCGCACTTCAGGACACCCAAGCAAGAGCCATGTGGTTAAGGCTTGCTACGACGGGACCGAGAAGCTCATCAGGTTTGGGGAGCAGGGAGCCAAGACCGCAGGAAAGCCCAAGGCAGGGGAGAGCGACAAGATGAAACAGAAGCGCAAATCATTCAAGGCTCGCCATGCCAAGAACATCGCTAAGGGGAAGTCGTCTGCTGCGTGGTGGGCGGACCGTACTAAGTGGTAGGATTGTGCAAATAGTCCAAAAGTGACAAAATCCCGAGGCGTCAAAAATTAAGGAGTTAACATAACGTGCCCGGTGGAGCCCCTCTCGGAAATAAAAACGCTACCAAAACAAAGGTATGGAGCGATGCCATCAGGCGCGCTGTCATGCAGGGTAAGAAGCTGGACTCCTTGGCCAATGCCATTATCACCGCTGCTGAAGGTGGAGACATTGCGGCACTAAAGGAAATCGGGGACCGCCTAGAAGGAAAGGTCAGCCAGACGATTGCCGGAGAAGATGGGCCGATTGAGCTTGTCATCACATGGTCCGACAGCGCATCGAAATAAACTACGCCCCCAGACCGCTTCAGCTCGACTACCACAACCGCAAAGAGCGATGGGCAATAGCGGTCTGCCATCGACGGTTCGGCAAGACGGTTATGGTGCTGAACGACCTAGTGCGGGACATCATCACTTGCCAGAAGCCAAGGCCACGAGGGGCCTACATCGCGCCCCTGTACCGGCAAGCTAAGGCGGTGGCTTGGGACTACCTCCAAGAGTTCACCAGAGCTATTCCGGGGATGACCTATAACCAAGCTGAACTGAGGGCGGACTTCCCGAATGGAGGCCGCATCTCGCTTTACGGAGCGGACAGTCCCGACAGCCTCCGAGGTATCTATCTGGATGCCGTAGCTCTCGACGAATATGCCCAGATGTCAGAGCGGACATGGGAAGAAATCATCCGCCCAGCCTTGGCAGACCGGAAGGGAAGGGCGACCTTCATCGGCACCCCCATGGGTCACAATGCCTTTTTCCAGCTCTACGACAAGTATCGGGAACACCCGGATTGGTATGTGGTGGTGCACCGGGCCAGTGAAACCGGGTATGTGGACGAGGACGAACTTGAGGACCAAAGGAAACAACTGAGTGAAGAGCGATACTCCCAAGAGTTCGAATGCAGCTGGACCGCTGCGATTGTCGGAGCTTATTACGGCCGTCTGCTCGAAGATGCAGAAAAGTCAGGAAGATTTCGCAACGTCAATGCGGACCCAGGATACCCTGTTGAAACTTGGTGGGACCTTGGTATTGGAGACTCAACGGCAATATGGTTTGCCCAAAGAGTCGGTCCGGAAATACGACTTCTGGACTACTACGAAAACAACTCAGAACCCCTAAGCCATTACGCTCAGGTAGTCCTTGGGAGGTCTAGAGATAACAAGTGGACGCTGGGGGATATTGTCCTGCCTCACGACGCCAAGCAGCGCAGCCTAGACACCGGCAAGACTCGGGTGGATACCCTCAACGACCTGATGGGACAAAAGCCGGTTGTGCAGGCCCAGCACCGGATTGAGGATGGTATTGAGGCAGTCCGAAAAATGCTGCCGAATTGCTGGTTCGATGCGTTACACTGTGCAGCAGGATTGAACGCGCTTAGGCACTATCGAGCGGAGTACGACGAGGTGCGCAGAACCTACCGGCTAAGGCCCGTCCACGACTGGGCCTCGCATGGTTCTGATGCGTTCAGGGTTGGCGCAATGCACAAGGGCCGGACCGAAAAGCGATGGGAGCCCATTAGCTACTCAAACAGGGGCATCTTGTGAACACCGCCTACTTGATAAAACGAATTGCAGAATTGAGTGCTGAACTGACAGCGGTTAAGGCCGCAATGCAGGCGCTAGAAGTCAGGCTTGATTCTGTCGAAACCAGGCGGAAGAAAAATGCCCAAGCTGACTGACTCGCAGATTCTCGCCAAGGCCCAGATGGAGGTGACCTCCACCATCGGGCGCTGGGGTTCTGAAATCTCCAATGAGCGGGCTGCCGCGCTTGATTACTACCTCGGCGAGCAGTACGGGGACGAGGCTGAGGGCAGGAGTCAGGTTATCACTCGGGAGGTCATGGAGACCATTGAGTGGATTCTGCCGAGCTTGGTCCGCATCTTCTGCGATGCGGACAATATGGTTCAGTTCGACGCCGTTGGGCCGGAGGATGAAGAGCAGGCCGAGCAGGAAACGGACGTGGTTAACTACGTCTACTGGAAGCAGAACAAGGGCTTCTACAACACCTATACCTTTCTGAAGGACGCCCTTCTCTCGAAGAACGGCATCCTGAAAATCTGGTGGGAAGATGCCGAAATCGAGGAGCGGGAGGAGTACACCGGCCTTGATGAGCTGAGCATCCTTCAGCTTATGTCTGACCCAACGGTGACCCGCGAGCCTATCGAGGTCACTGTAGAAGAAGATGGGTCTATGTCGGCGGCTTTCAAGGTCACCAAGAACAAGGGCCGAGTCCGCATTGAGCCCGTAGCCCCTGAAGATTTCGGGATTAGCCGGGACGCCTCTAGTCCTTATGCTAAGGATGCGCGCTCTTGTTATATGCGGGTCCAGAAGTCGAAGAGCGAGCTTATTGAAGCAGGGTACGACCGCAAGCTGGTCGAGAGCCTCCCGACTTCTGACGACGTAGATACCCCCGAGAAGATTGCCCGAGACCGCCTAGACGACGAAGGTCTCGCGACCGTTTATACCCGAGACACCTACTGGATTACCGAGTGCTATCTCTACCTCGACAAGAACGACGACGGGATAGACGAGCTCCTAAAGGTGACCTACGCGGGCGACCCTGATGGCGGTGGCTCGGCGACCCTGCTAGATGTGGAAGAGGTCGACCGTATCCCATTTGCTACAGCAACCCCGGTCATCCTCACCCATAAGTTCTATGGACTCTCCATCGCAGACCTGACGATGGACATTCAGCACATCAAGTCCACCCTGTTGCGGCAGGTATTGGATAACACTTACCTAGCCAACAACTCGCGGACAATCGTGAACGATGAGTTCGTGAACATGGACGACTTGCTGACAAGCCGCCCTGGCGGGGTTATCCGGGTGCGCGGCGACCAAGGCGTTGGGGCTTATGTGACTCCGCTCCCTGCTTCTCCGCTGCCGCAGGAAACATTCCCGCTGATGGAGTACATGGACCAGCAAATCAAGCAGCGCACGGGCGTTGGCGACGAGGTTGCTGGCCTTGATAAGAACGCCCTCAGCAACGTGAATACCGGGGTGGCTGCGCTGGCCTACGACGCGGCCCGCATGAAAATCGAGATGATTGCCCGAATCATGGCCGAGGTGGGCTTCGTCCCCCTGTTCAAGGATATCCATGAAATCCTGAGCAAGAACCAAGACCGGGAAATGGTCCTGAAGCTCCGCAATCGCTGGGTTCCGGTAAACCCCGGAGAGTGGCGAGAGCGCGAGAACATTACGGTGCGCGTCGGCATGGGCAACCAGAGCCGTGAACGCCGCGTAATGGGGATGATGCAGATTATTGACCTTCAGCAGAAGTACGCGGCGGCGGGAGCGATGGGGTCGCTAGTAGCGCCGGAACAAATGTGGATGGCCAACAAAGAACTGGTCAGCGCGATGGGCCTCACGCCTGAGCTGTTCTTCATGGACCCCAAGATGGCCCCGCCCCCGCCGCCGCCGCAGCCAGACCCAGCCGCAATGGCGGCTCAAGTACAGGCAGAGGCGATGATGCTGGACGCTCAGTCCAAGATGGCAAGGGCTCAGGTTGACGCCCAGAAGGTGGCCGCCGAAGAGCGGATGATGCAGGCCGAGATGATGCTCAAGATTGAGGAGCAGCGTCTCAAGCGTGAAATCTCCACCTTGCAGAACGAGCTGAAGGGGATGAAGGACTCGGCAGACTCGAACGCGAAGCTCCTGTCGATGGAAGTCGAGATGAAGCGACGCCAGACCGAGAACGATCTTAAGTTGCTCCAGATTCAGATGGCCGAGATAAGCAAGTCCAAGGACCGGGCGCTCGACAAGTACATCGCCGACCAGAAGGCGGGCCTCGACGCGGCCAAGATGTCTATGCAGGAGATGAAGGACTTCCTTCCTGGCGGAATCCTTGTGGGCGAGCCGGAGATTACCGAAATCTTCGCCTACGACACCATGATGCCCGAGAAGCCTGAAGAAGAGATGGAAGAGCCGGAGGAAGAGGAGGACAAGGAAGAAGAGAAAGGCCCAGACCAGCGCGACTATATGCTGGCGATGATGGCCGACCAGATTGCCTCTTTGCAAAACCAAATCAACAACAGCGAAGTCCGAAAAGAAGTGGTCCGGGACAAGGACGGCTTGATCAAGGAAATCGTGGAGCGCCGCGTTGCCAAGTCTTGATAAAGAGATAGCCCGAGGCCATGAGGCAGAGCGCATCCTGCGTTCCCCTCTATGGTCTGAGGCGTGGTCATCCTACGAAGAAAAGCTGATGGCCGCATGGCGAGCCAGTGGCGCTAAAGAACAGGAACAGCGCGAGACCTTGTGGCTTGCGTTTCAGGTCTGTCAGAAGATTAAGAATCACATTGAGTCGGTCATAGTGACGGGCAAGATGGCATCAAAACAAGTTGAGGAGTTGAACAAATGAGCGAACAGCAAGCGACCCCAGAGGCTCGGATTGCGGCCTACCTAACCCCTGAGTCTGAGCGCCCGAGAGAGGAAGCGCCTATCGAGGCATCTTCGGAAGCGCCTGTAGAGGCATCTTACGAAGCTCCACAGGAGGCCCCACAGGAGGCTCCGCAGGAAGCATCGGAAGAACCAGCAGATGAGATGACCATTGACGAGTGGAACCAGCTCGCCGAATACCTCGATGCAGACCCCTCCGACCTGTATGCCCTGAAGGTCAACCTGGACACGCCAGATGGCCCGAAGCAGGCGACCATCGAGCAGCTCAAAGACGCTTACAAAGAACAGGAAAAGCTGCGGGCAGAGTCGGCCAAAGTAGAACACGCTCGAAACCAGCTTCAGCAGCAGTGGACGCAGGCTGCGCAAGCCCTCCAACAGAAAGAGCACCAAGCGGCAGAGCTGCTTGGGTACGTTGAGAACCAGTTCTTTCAGGAGATGGGCCAGATTAACTGGGATTGGCTACGACAGAACAATCCGGCAGAATTTGCTGCATTGAGAATGCAGTATCAGGAGCGCCAGAGCGAACTGGCGAACCTACGGGCGCAGGCGGCAGTACGGTATGAAAACGCGCAGCGGGAGCAGGCGCAAATCATGGCTTCTCAGGAGCGGGAGCTTCTGGGTAGAGAGGCTGAATTACTGTACAAGGCCATCCCGGAATGGAGGGACCAGCAGGTCGCGGCACGAGAAAAAGCCGAGATTGCACAGTTCCTCTTGTCTCGCGGGTATAGCCCGCAGTATGTCTCGAACATCAAAGCGCATAGAGAGGTCCTTCTGGCGAGGGACGCCATGCGGCTTGCGAAATCGCAGACTACGGTTGCAAAAAACAAGGTGTTCAAACTTGGCAAAAAGACCCTCACACCGGGGGCTCGCGGCGCTAAGAATGAGCAGGCTACAGAAACGACCCGTGCACTGCGTGGCAAGCTCTCAAAGAGCGGAAACATGAAAGACGCAGCAGCACTAATTTCCCGAATGATCGGGTAAGGAGACAGAGAGATGGCAGTTCCGACAGGCACTTATCAGCGGTACGCCGCTGTTGGTATGCGCGAGGACTTGGAAGATATCATCTATGATATCTCGCCAATGGACACCCCCTTCATGTCCAACGTCACCCGCAAGAAGGCCACTTCGACCTTCCACGAGTGGCAGACGGACAGCCTTGATTCGGCTGTTGCGACCAACGCGCAGGTTGAAGGCGATGATGCGAATACGAACACCGCGACGGCCACTAGCCGCTTCGGTAACTACACGCAGATTCTGACCAAGGTCCCGCGCGTCTCTGGCACCCTGCGTGCCTCTGACACCGCTGGCCGCCGTGACGAGCTCAGCTACCAGATTGCCAAGCGCGGCCGGGAACTGAAGCGCGACATGGAAGCGACGTTCCTCGGGACGCAAGCCGCGACTGCGGGTGCTGCTGCCTCCGCGCGCGTCATGGCTGGCGTTGCTGCGTGGCTCTTCACGAATCAGGTGAAGAACGGCACCGCCGCGACCACCACGACCGTTACCTCCGGCGCTCCGGGCACTGCCCCGACTTCCGGTACTGCGGCGACCTTCACGGAAGTCATGCTGAAGTCCGCGATTAAGCAGTGCTGGGATAATGGCGGCTCGCCGAATGTCATCTTCACTGGTTCGTTCAACAAGCAGATTGCCTCGGCGTTTGCGGGTATTGCGACCCAGTACCGTGACAACCAGCAGACCGGGCCTGCGACCATCATCGGCTCTGCCGACATCTATGTGTCTGACTTTGGCCAGCACCAGATTGTTGCGGACCGCTTCATGCCTGCCAACCAGGTCTACGCTCTTGACCTCGAATACTGGTCTGTCGCTTACCTGCGACCGATTCAGAATGTTGAGCTTGCCAAGACCGGCGACTCCGACCGTTCCATGATTCTGGCCGAGTGCACCCTCGTGGCTGATAACCCGAATGCCTCTGCTAAGGTCTACGCGGTTACCACGTCGTAAGGACCTCAACCTTGGCGGGGGTTCGTCCCCCGCCCCTTTTGGAGGCCAACATGGCATACGAAAAAGCGAAGAAGATGGTTAAGTGGAACTCGGCCAGCAAGAAGGGAATCACCAAGACGTACAAAGCGTCTAAGATGGTTCCTGTTGACGGCCAGGGATGTCAGAAGCGTGGCAAAAAGGCTTCTTGATTACGACCCGCTAACCCGCACTTCTGTATTTCATCACTATGATGACCTGACGAAAGAGACGGTCATCGAAGAAATACAGGATGTCGCGGATTACCTTGAAGGCAACAAACGCACCCAAACGCATGACGTTGGGGGTGGTGGTGGCCTGAATGAATATTCCCGTAAAGGAATCAAGGAGGGGTGGTGGCACGTCGCCAGAATCCCCAACTCTGTCATTCTGAGATGGAAAAAGGATTACGGGGTCGACGTCTTTAACAAAGACCACACCCCCGGTATTAAACGACTTTTGAACGACCCAGAATGGCGATACCTGAGAACGGGAACGGGACGAGTCTAGACCTACAAGTTGCGGAAAAAGCCTATGGCCGGGGAGACTATCAGCTCTCCGGCCATACGGTTATGCAACTGCTAGCTCGGAACCCCTACGACATCGAGGCATTGCTCCTCATGTCGAAAATCCTCATTGATACCGAGAAGAGCCCTCTTGCTCTGGCGGTAGCCGAAAAGCTCACAGCCCTAGCCCCGGACGACTGGCGCTGCTGGCTGGTCCGAGGAACGTGCGAAGCCTCCCTGATTGACAAAGCCCCAGTGGATTCCATGCTGAGGGCCGAAGAACTAGCCCCTGACAATCCGTCCGTCCTACGCTCGATTGCTTTTGCCCATGCGGTGAACTATCGATTCAAGGAGGCCGAGGAATATGCACGCAAGGCGATTCCCTTGGAGGAACATCCGCAGGGCCATGTGGCTCTTGGCTTTGCTTGTCTGCATACCCAGCGATACGGAGAGGGCTGGGATGCTTACGCAAAAGGAATGGGGCATCAGGCATTCAGAGAGAAGCAGAGTTATGGTCTCCCAGATTGGGAGGGGCAAAAGGGAAGGCTTCTGGTTTATGCAGAGCAGGGCCTAGGCGACCAGATTGCTTTCTGCACAACCCTGAAAAGCGCCAACGTCAAACAGTTGGTTTGTCACCCTAAGCTGGCT